ATTTATACTATACCTCTATCCATATTTATAGTGCGGAGATTGACGATATGCCAGGTTGAACAAGAATGTTACCATCGGCCAATCTATAGAATGTATTTCCAGAACTAACAATGACATCATATACATATCGGCCTTCCTCTATGAGTTTAGTCTGTGTTCCACCAAGAGATATGCGAATCTTACCATCAGCAGCACTCGTAAATCCAACGGCAAAAGTTGCTGCAGGAAATGCAGTTGATCCTATGGAAACACTCTTAGTCATTTGAGATGAACCAGAATATCCTTCAAGATTAAATGCTGTATTTGATGTTCCTACAACCTCAAAGTTACCTTCAAAATTAGCACCACCAAGCATGGCAAAATTTGCTGCATAAGCAACTCCAGCTTCTGGATCGAAAGTAATTTTTTTAGTTGCCATTTACTAACTCCTTTAGTAAAGATTTAATCTCACTTAATTCACTTTTTAAATTAGCAAGATCTTCTTCAACGTTTAAAGATTTTTCCCTTTCACGTTTACGTTGTTCACGACGATTAATATATTGTTGATATGCACTTGCATTGGTGTTAATTATTTGATCAGTTTTTGAATCTCTAACTAAATCACTATTACCTTCAACTGGAATAAAATCTTTCATTATGCTAAAGTAATAACTCTTAAATCAGAGACTCTAGGAACATAAGTTTGATTTGATGATGTTAAAACAAATTTCACTCTATAGTATTTGAATGGTGGAAGATCTTCCATATTGAACTCATATTCTCTAAATGTCAATTCACTACTCTTGAATCCTGCTGCATCTGATTTAGGAATAAACCTATCAGGTAAACCATCACTTTCAGCAGAATTAATTACCTGACCTTGATCATCTAAGTTCTTATAACCAGGGAATGGTTCAAATATAGGATCAAAGTTTGGAGTGGCACTAATTGCATAATACGCTCTAATATCAGAGTATTCATTAATATGTGCATCAAGTAAGATTTTAATTGATGATGCAGAGTTTGCTAGAGTATTTTCTCTAGAAACATACTGACATGATGTTGGATCATCAAGTAGAGTATTAACTCTAGGATCTTGTTTATAATTTGTAATAGGAGCATCAACTCTATTAGAAACTAAAACTGCACTCATTCTTTGTAAATCTACAACAGGAGATAAGTTTGGATTAGATGTTTCTAAGGTAAGTGTCATATTAAGTGATCTATCACCAGGTGCATTTTGAGTTACTGTATTGTTAGTTTCATTAACTCTGGATGCAACCATTCTTGGTGAATTTAAATAGTTTGATTTATTTAAAGTAACACTCTCACTTCCTTTATCTAAAAATGGAACATCAACTCCTTGACCACTACCATTATTAAGACTTGCTGCAGATATAGATTTCATAGCAGCAGATAACGTAGTGCCAGGCACAGTCATGTTCGCGATGTTTGGTGAGATGATTTGGAAAGGAATATTTTGTGTTGCATGAGCATCATAACCACCAGTTGATTTGCTATCATTAAAGTATAATTTAGGATTACTTGCAGCACTTGAACCACTTGATCTATCAGGAACAGTAAATGGTAATCCAGTTTGTGCAGCAGTTAAAGATCCAGTGTTAATTTTAATGGTGTAACTATCAAAGGTGATTGGAGCAGGATCTGTATCAGTAACTTCACTTAATAAGTGAGTTCTATTAATTCTTGCAAGAGATACACCACCCAACTCATACTTACGAACTGGTGATCCTTTAATATATCCTTTTGCATTATTTCCTCTAGTGATACCTGTAATTGATCCACCAGAAGCACCAGTATATTTGATAACTTCATCACCTATCTGTAACAGGCCTGGATTTGTTGCTCCTACAGAAACATTCTCATATGTAGTAAAGTTATCAGTGCTTTCAACAGATATTGTTGAAGTAGAACTAGAACCATATGGTAATGATAATTTGGTTGGAGGAACATCAGTTTCAACATCAGAAACTGTTACTCTGTTTTGTTCATGGTGCATACCATGATTTCTATGGTCAACAGTGAAATGTAAACCATCACTTACAGATGTAATTTTTTCTAGAGTAGTGATTCTAGCATTAGTTGACGAAGCACCAACTGTTGTATTCAGTGATGTTGTTAAACCTGTAATAGGATGTGTGTATGTCAATCTTCCATTCAGGGCAAAATCTCCTTGAACATTATCTACTATTAATTCATCTGTTCTTCCTATTGAAACAATTGATAATCTTGCATTTCTACCTACATTATTATTTCCAATTGTTGCTATACCAAGAACATCACCTTG